GGTACTAACTTTACTGCAACACAACAAGACTTGACACTAGTTCGAGACATGGGTACAAGTATTTTAAGCGGCGGACATACAACAGCCAATGCTGCTATATACCCAGATGGCCCTGACCAAGTTCACACTGTTGTACAAAATTTAGGAACAACAAATGCCAACGTTTATGCTCGTATGAGTTGGACGGAAGCTCAAGCGTAATTGACAGTAATAGAGGATAATAACAAAAATGGCAACCCAAATACAGTTTAGACGTGGAACAACAGCAGAAAATAATGCCTTTACTGGTGCTTTGGCTGAAATTACTGTGGATACTACTCTAAGTGTTGTAAGGGTACACGATGGTGCTACTGCTGGAGGTTTCCAACTAGTTGGCGCAAACGCAGCTCAAACTTTGAACAATAAATCTTTTGGTTCAACAACATTTAATCCAAACGTCACTGTTTTTAACAGTGTATTCATTGGTAGTACAGCCAATTCAACCACTTATTCAAATCCTACTTTAGTAATTAAAGCAGCCAATACCAGTTCGGCCAATTATGTACAAGCCGCTATTACAAACAGTACTGCAAGCGGCGCAAGTCGTTGGACTGCTTTTTCAGACAACGGTTCAGACGCAAACGGATGGATAGCTACAGGTATAACTGGATCAACTTTTGCTAATGCCAGTTATACAATTACTGGAAAAAATGACGGATTCTTATTGTCCAACGGAGTATCTGGATACGGAGGAAATTTAATTATTGCCACTGGCCCGGGCGGTGGTGCAAACAGTGATATTATTTTTGCTGCCAATGGATTCACAACCACAGACGAAAAATTTAGATACGCAAGCAGTACAAATACATTGAAGCCTTATGGTAATACAGCACTGAATTTAGGCGATACTACACACTGGTATGGAAATTTATATGTTTCAAATGCTAGCATGTCATCACTGACTGTTGGTTCGCTTAATTTAAATACATTTACAACAGGTGCAGCTCTTACATTAAATACTACCGGTAACGCATATGCAATCATCAATGGAGCATTCACAGGCGTTGGAAATATCGGATCAGTACTTACAACATTTAATACAATATATTGTAATACAGGACAATTTGCCAATATAACAAGCCCTGCAGGAAATTTATCGGTTACAACCAATACAACTATTACAGGTGCTACAACTATTACAGGTAATCTCACTATTAATGGTAATTTAAATGTAGCAAATGTTACATATTTGAACACAGAAATCATTTCTAGTACTGAAGTAGTCGCAGCTAACTTAACAACAAACGGGTTAACTGTAAATACAAGTACAGTTATAGGTACAACATTACAAGCGCAAGGAGGTATGCAAAACACTCCAATTGGTAATGTTACTCCAACTACAGCTTTATTCACTACAGTTGGTGCAAGTAGTAATGTAACAGTTAGTGCGTTGACCGTAAACAACACTGCAACCATTGGTTCAACTTTGGGTGTGTCTGCAAATATTACTGGTACAAGCCTTACTTTAAGTGGTAGTGCTACTATTCCTACATTAGGTGTGGTGGGGGTAATTACAGTTAATAATAACAATAATGCCACAGCTATTGCCAACGGTGGTACAAACGGCGTAGGTAATATTGGCGCAAGTGGTGCAGGTTTTAACACAGTGTTTGCTAAAGCAACAACTGCACAATACGCTGACTTGGCAGAATACTACTCTAGCCAAGATGCATATCCCCCAGGCACAGTATTGGATTTTGGGGGGCCTGCTGAAGTTACATTAAGCACAACTGATATGAGTGTACGAGTAGCTGGGGTAGTATCCACAAACCCAGCATATTTGATGAACTCAGTATGGGATGGCGGCGGCAAAGTAGTGGCACTGGCATTAACTGGTCGTGTTCCTTGTTTGGTTACTGGTAACGTTCGAGCAGGTGATATGATGGTCAGTGCCGGCAACGGATCTGCCAGAGCAGAACGTAATCCAAAAATGGGCAGTGTGATCGGCAAAGCATTAACAGACTTCACTGGTGACACAGGTGTTATTGAAGTAGTTGTTGGCAGACTTTAATCGATCAAAGATTCTAAAGTCTTTAGTTTTTCTTTACTTGCTTTAATTTTGATAGTTCTATAAACACCTGGATGCAAGGGCTTTGGGTGATCTTCCAATGGTACCCAGCAGTATCCTCTGTGCTCATCGTTTAACACAGGCACAAATTCTTCTTCAACTTTAACTAAGAAAGTATGGTATACAAAACGCCCATTATCGCTGGTGTATTGTTCCACAGGCACATATTTTGCATCTTTGATTATACCGCCTAATTCTTCTTGTATTTCTCGCTCTAGTCCATGTTGCACAGTTTCATTGACTTCGATTTTCCCACCAACAAGTCCCCACGTGTCTGAGTAACGTCCATTATTACGTAGTAGAAAAAGATATCTATTAGTTGTAGTACAATATATCATTGCACCGCAGCCAGATTTTATATGATTAGTTGCCATTGTCCTGCAGGATAATATCCTTCGTAGCTCTTAGCCCAGTTAGAGCCATCCCAACGATATTGTGTGCCTGTTGTCATGTTAGTTACATAATTAACACCAGGAGTATTGGCAGCACTAAACGCCACATACCAATGGTGCCCATTATATTGAATAATATCGTTAGCATACGCTCTTAACGGAGTATTGTCAATACCTAACCAATTATACACACTGGCATTGGCGCCAGTATCTGCAGAGTAGTAATCGTTAACTAACAAGTACCTAGTACTGTCTACCAAATTTTGTAAGTCTTTGTTAGGTCTAGAGCTAATAGGATCAATAATAGCATTAACAGGGGCAATGGTATTAACTGGCAACGTGTCAATATCTGGACTATACAATAACACAGTGTCGTCTATGGGATTATATGCTACAGTGCCAACAACTTCGTTACCGTCTGTAAGTTCTAGTTTAACTTGACTACTACCATTTGTTAGATTTCCATAAACGTTGATTAAGTCTCTCCATGGTTCTTCAGCGCCATATTTGTGTGTAGTTGCAGTAAACACAATTTTTGCATTGGCTGGGGCAGTGACAATATTGCTGGTTACAATACTATGTCCTGATGTAGAAATAACTCTAGTATTACCTGAAGTAATCGTTTGTAGATAACTGTAGCCCACATTGCTGATATTGCCAGTTAAATTACTGGATACAGTGACATGTGTATTGCTGGCAATGTTTGTAACATATCCCAAATCATACTGGTTGTAGAACATCAACGAGCCTACACTCAGGTCTGACAAGAAAGTTGTTCCTACGCCTGTAATAACATTACTTTGTGTATTCCCAGATATAGTACCTGTGCCAGTAAAATCTAATCCAGAAACTAACATACCAGGTTCAACGCCGTCTGTGTTGTCTAATGTAAAATTGGTAGCAGAAGATACATTTGCTGCTAATGTTTTGACAATTTGTTGTCCAAATTCATCTACTACACCGGAATCGTATTTGACCAATCGTAGTGTGTTTTCAAATAAAATTACACCATACTGTAACGGAGTAAACTGTTGTCTGCTTAATAAGTTTGCTTCGTTGTAAATTGCCTCATCTATATTACCATTGGCATCAAACACACTGGCAACAATCTTTTGTATGACTCCCAATTTTTTAACAAGTGCAGGGCTGCTGATAAAGATTGGTAATTCAAAGGTCAGCGTAGCAATGTCAATAGGAGTATCTGCCCCTACTGGCACAGTTCTTGAGCTCCAAGATACGTTAGTTAACAATACATAAGTTAAACTAGTCCAATCGATATAGTTGTCTGTACTTTGAATCTCTAGCGCAGGATTGAACAAAGTGCATAGTTGTTCCAATAACTGTAATTTTTGTTCTGTGTTGCTGGTCCAAATATCTAACTTCAATGTTAGTTTATATGGCACAGGCATCAATCGTTCAACAGTAAATGTATCGCCTTGTTGAGTACTGTAGTCACCAGTTTCGGGATCGTAATATCGTTCACGTAGATTTAGTTTTCCTACGTAAGTGGGATTTTGTACTCTTGCTCGATCATAGTCCATGCCACTAATGTACACAGCCATAGCAGGAACAGCGTTTATCATGTTCTCACTGTTTTGTTTTATAATAGTTGCGGCTTGTCTACTACTATCACCGTAAATAACAGGCACACGTTGTAATGCAGTGACACCATTTCTATCGCGCCCAAACTCAACTTGGAAATTAGACACCATACGTATAAACTGTACGATGTATCGTCTTATTTGTTGGTCATAAAAGAACTGTTGAAGTGCCATTAATTATCTGCCTTAGGTGTTAAGGCCTTGCTTAAACTTTGACGTGTTGGCAATGTTTGGCCTTCTTTATTAGTGTATGTACTTGTATCATTAACAAAAATACTGCGTTGAGTTTGATTATTTGGACCCGGAGTAAGGTCAGTTCTAACATTATCCTCTACTTTGATCCAACGTGTACCGCTGTATCTAAACAACCTATTAGGCACATAGTCTGTACGTAATACATAATCGCCAATGGTCGGACTTGCAGGAAATGATGTAGCTACAGTAACAGGCCAGCCGTCGGGTGTTTTACCATCTCCTGCCAAATAACCAGGTATGTTGCTGTTAGGTGTAGTTGGTTGAGTAGCGTAATCAACAGTGCTGTCAATATACAATAAATCTGAATTTGCTTGTTGCCCTGT